AAACGGTCTTCTATGGGATGCTTGGGGAGGCGAAGAAGGAATCCGTTGGGCAGAAACTAAACTTGACGAGATAAACTCTCAGGAATCTAAAATGGAGTTATCCACTAAAGAGATTGATGGGAGACTCGCCTACGATACAAAAGAAGAAGCGTTAAGAATTGCAAAGGATATTGGTTGCGATGGTTATCACGAACACGATGTCGATGGGCAGACGTGGTATATGCCTTGCAAAGAACATAAATTAGCAAAATACGATGACAAAGGAAGAATTATTAGAAGCCCGAAAGCACCAAATTCCGATACTAAAAACCCTTCTCCAAAGAGAGGTAGCAAACGCAATCCAAAAGGAGCTGCTGGGAAGGGAAGGGGAGTATCTGTTCCAGCCAGAGTGTTAAAGTCGCTACAGAAAAAAGCAAATGACTTTAATGAGAAGTATAAATCTAAACTCGGTTACGGAACAACTGTAGGTCAACTTAAATCTGTATATCAGCGTGGTGTTGGCGCATTTCAAACATCACACAGTCCAATGGTAAAGTCTGCTGAGCAGTGGGCACAAGCGAGAGTTAACGCTTATATATATCTACTAAAGAACGGCAGACCTCAAAACGCCAAATACACGACAGATTACGACCTATTACCAAAGAAACACCCTAAAAGCAGTAAGAAATGAAAACAACAGAAGAAACGCCAAGCAGAACATCTCCACGCAATTCAAAACGTGGGTGTCTCTGTAAGAATGGAAGAACGTACTCACGCAAGTGCTGCGATGGAACATTAAGAGCTCAAGGTATAGGTAAAATCTAACAGAGGAATTATTATTAGTTATTATTATATACTTTAAAGTTAAATTTTTATTATGGAAGGTAAAGCAACTCTTATTTTAAAAGACATTATGCAAAAACTTTCTATGATTAATTCCGAAGAGGTAAAAGAAGAAGTAGAGAACGTAGAAGTATCTACTGAAGAAGTTGCTCCTGAAGTTGAAGTCAAAGAAGAAGTTGCACTGTCTGAAGACGAAGTAGCTGAAGAAGCTACAGAACTATCTAACGAATCTACTGAACAAGAACTTGCTGAAGATGATGAAGCTGAAAAAGAAGCTGAAGAATCTAAGGAAGAAGTTGAAGAAGAAGAAGAGTTAGAAGAAGAAAAATATGTTTCTAAATCTGAATTCGATTCTAAAATCGCTGAACTCAAAGATATGATTGAGTCAATGAAAGGTGAAATGGGTAAGGAAATGAAAACTTACGAAAAAGAAAAAGCTGAATTGAATGCACAAATCGAGAAGCTATCTGCTGAACCAGCAGTTGAGCCTCTTTCGCACAATCCAGAAGAAAAGCAAGAAAAAAACGAGGGCTTCAAATTCGGTCAAAATCGCCCTCTTTCGACACTTGACCGAGTAATGTCCAAAATAAACTAAATTAAAATTAAATTATGCCAACTCCATCAATTACTACTACATATGCAGGAGAGTTTGCTGGAAAGTACATCTCTGCTGCTCTATTAAGCGGTAATACAATCGCAAATGGCGGTATTACTGTAAAGCCTAATGTGAAGTTTAAAGAAGTTGTAAAGAAAGTTGCAACAAGCGGTCTTATTGGAAACGCTTCTTGTGATTTTACTGACGCTGGTTCTTTGACTTTGACAGAGCGTATTCTCCAACCTGAAGAGTTTCAAGTAAACCTTGAGCTTTGTAAGAAGGATTTCCGTTCTGACTGGGAAGCTGTTCAAATGGGTTATTCTGCCTATGACAACCTACCTCCTAAATTCGCTGATTTCCTAATCGGTCACGTTGCTGCTAAAGTTGCAGAAAAGACTGAGCAAAACATCTGGCAAGGTACTGACGCTACTGCTGGTGAGTTTGACGGACTTTCTACTTTGTTAGCTGCTGACTCTGATGTTGTAGATGTTACAGGTACTACTGTTACTTCTTCTAACGTAATCGCAGAAATCCAAAAGGTTGTAGATGCAATTCCTAACACTGTTTATGGAAAAGAAGATTTAAGAATCTACATTTCTACAAACATCGCTAAGGCTTATGTGTCTGCACAAGCTGCTTTAGGATATCGTGACTTGTATCACGTTGGTAAGACTGAAATGAACTTTCAAGGTATTCCTTTGTTCATCGCTCAGGGTCTTGCTGACAATGATATGGTTGCTGCTGAAACTTCTAACTTGTACTTCGGTACTGGTCTATTATCCGACCACAACGAAGTAAAAGTTATTGATATGGCTGACCTTGACGGAAGTCAAAATGTCCGTGTAATTATGCGATTTACTGCTGGTGTCCAATATGGTATCGGTGGTGACATTGTTCTTTACACCTAATAAATAATCGTCTAATATGGGGGTGCTAAACCCACCCCCTTTTTAATACTTATAATATGGCTTGTGATTTAACTGGCGGAAGATTAAGACCTTGTAAAGATGCCGTAGGTGGTGTAAAAACAGTCGTATTTGTTGATTACGGAGATTTAGGTTCTGTAACAATAAATTCAGCTGGAAATGATGAGATTACCAATATGGATGGTACTTTCAATTATCACGTTTACGATGTCAAAGGAAATGCTTCCCTCGAAACAAATATAACATCATCTATTGAGAATGGAACTACATTCTTTGAGCAGGTTGTTAATATGACTTTTCCGAAATTAAGTAAAGAAGATAATAAGGAAATTAAATTAATGGCTTATGGTCGCCCTCACATTTTTATTGAAACTAACCATAACGAATGGTATGCTGTTGGAATAGAAAATGGTGCAGATGTTACTGCTGGAACAATGGTGACTGGTACTGCTATGGGAGATTTAAGTGGATATACATTGACATTTACCGCAAGTGAGCGTTTTGCACCTAATTTTATGGATAGTGCTACTGCTGACAATCCATTTGCAGGTATGGCAGGTGCTACCGCTACACCATCTACTCAAAGAGACCCTTCTCCATAAATTCAATAGGGTTATGAATCTGATAGGGGGTGTTTTACATCCCCTATTTTTTTATGCGCCAAAAACAAAAAGGAACATTTTCGTTACTTTAGTATGCACTTATTAACTACATCTATTGCACCTCAACAACTAAAGATAGTACCTCGACAAGATGCGAGTTCTGTTACTCTTGAGCTGACAGATAAAACACAATTTACCACATCTACTGTATCTGTTTCTAAAACATCATCTGACCCTTTTATGATACTATCAGGTTCTTTCTCTCTTGTAGAGAACAGAGCTTATTCATTTGAAGTAAAAGATGGTAGCGCAATTATATACAGGGGACTTATATTCTGTACAGACCAAACTGACGGAGAGAAGTTCTTTGTGCAGGATGGCGATTATACATCCGAAACAAGTTATGATAACGAATATGTAATTCTATAATGCACGTTGTAACAACATCTACTGACCTGCAAACTATTCGTGTTATACCAAGACGACAGAATGTTAGTCAAGTTACTATTCGCATTTACGACAAGTCTTCCAGAAGAGAGATAAATTATAGCTCTCCGTATTACTGGCAAACAGCAGATGTCTTCTTTAATAACGTTGACCAAAACTGGAATACAGACCCTCAAGTTGTGTTTAATTATGGCGACCCATTCTCCACAGTATCAGGTCAATTCAGCTTTAGAGAAAACGAATACTATGGTATTAAGTTAATTGATAATAGCGGAGAGTTATACAAAGGAGTATTATTTTGTACCGACCAAACAGATTATGATAAGTTTGATGTACACAAAGACGATTATGTAGTTGAACAAAGCTACGACAATGAATATATAACAGTATGAGTAAGTCAAGAAGAAATACAAAAGCAAGGGTAAAACCTCAAGTAAAAGATGGTAAAATACACATCGTAAACCTTGAGTCATATTCACGCCCTGACATTAAGGAATACAGTAATCAAGACTGGGTTTCTTATGGCGATGATAACAACTACTTTGAATACCTAATTGATAGGTATAATGGTTCGCCAACAAACAACGCTGCAATCAATGGTATTGCAGAAATGATTTATGGTAAAGGACTTGACGCTACTGATGGCGATAAGAATCAAAGTCAGTATGACGAGATGAAAGAGCTCTTCACTAAGGACTGTATGAAGAAGATATGCTACGACTACAAGATGATGGGTCAAGCTGCACTTCAAATTATATACACCAAAGACAGAAAGAAAATTGCTCAAGTTGAGCATATGCCTGTAGAAACACTTAGAGCTGAGAAGTGCAATTCAAAAGGCGAGATAGAGGCTTACTTCTATCACTCTAATTGGGAAGAATACAAGAAATCTGATAAGCTAAAGAGAATCCCTGCATTTGGTTTTTCTAAGTCGCCACTTGAGATATTATACATCAAGCCTTATCGTGCTGGTTACAAATACTATTCGCCAGTAGATTATCAGGGTGGTTTACAGTATGCAGAGCTCGAAGAAGAGATTGCAAACTATCATATTAATAACATTCAGAATGGACTCGCTCCTTCTATGCTTATTAACTTCAATAACGGAGTACCTCCAGAAGAGCAGAGAGAAATGATTGAAAGAAGTATTGTGGAGAAGTTTAGCGGTAGTTCTAACGCAGGTAGATTTATCTTGGCGTTTAACGACTCTAAAGAACTTGCAGCTACAATAGACCCTGTACAATTATCTGACGCTCATCAGCAGTATCAATTCTTGTCTGATGAATCTATGAGAAAGGTGATGGTATCGCACAGAATCGTCTCTCCTATGCTCGTTGGTATCAAAGACAATAGCGGACTTGGAAACAACGCAGAAGAGCTTCAAACGGCTTCTCTACTTATGGATAACACTGTTATTCGACCTATGCAAGTAACAATCTTAGATGAGTTGGAGAAGGTGCTTATGTATAACGGAATTGAATTGGATATATACTTCAAGACATTACAGCCACTTGAGTTTACTGACTTGACAAACGCTATATCTGAGAGTGAAGTAGAAAAAGAAACTGGTATCAAGAGAGACCAAGTTGATGAAGAACCTCAAATAGAAGAAGAAGAATAATATGGCAACTGCATTATTTATAAAGAGAGCTGACCTTGTAAAGAACACCGCACTTAATGGTTCGGTGGACACTGATAAGTTTATTCAGTTTATACATATAGCTCAAGAGATTCACGTTAGAAACTTTATGGGTACTGATTTATACGATAAGATTAGTCAAGATATTATTGATGGCAATTTAACAGGAGACTACTTGGAGCTTATAAACGATTACATTCAACCTATGCTTATTCACTATGCTATGGCAGAGTATCTACCTTTTGCAGCGTACACAATCGCTAATGGTGGCGTATATAAGCATAACTCTGAGAATAGTTCAATCGCCAGTAAAGAAGAGGTTGACCTATTGATTAATAGAGAACGTGATTATGCAGAATACTATACTCAGCGTTTTATAGACTATATGAGCTTTCACGCAGATGAGAAGTTCCCAGAGTATTATACAAACAACAATGAGGATATTTACCCAGATAAAGACGTATTATTTCACGGATGGAATCTATAAGCAAGTACAAGCCTAAAGAGGGTAATATAGTAAAGCTAAAGAAGTATTTAGAAAGAAGAGTTAAACAAGTAAAACTAACAGAGAACATTGGCTACACTAAATAACAAAAAGATAAAAGATACTTTCAAGGGATTGTTAAAGACCCTTGATAACGCTGAGATTACAGGTCAAGTAGAAATTACTGATGGCGATGGTAATCAAACAGGCGTATTTATAAACACCGATGGCTCTATAAAGGTTACTGGTACTACCGAGTTTGGCTCACTCAAAGATACTGGAGAAGATATTACAATTACTAAGTTTGTGGATGAAGCTGATGGTATATCAAACAATGATGACGACAGTTCAATACCCACTTCTGGCGCAGTAAAAGATTATGTTGATTCTGGCGTAAATACAAACGCAGCTAACATAAGCACGAATACGTCTAATATAAGCACTAATACAAGCGATATAAGCACGAATACAGGTGCTATTTCTCTCAATACAGCTAAGAACTCTTATCCTTCAGCAGACGCAGCGAAAGTGGCTAATATAAGCGTCACACAAGCTGTAGATTTAGATACTCTTGAATCTAATGTAGCTACTAACAATTCAAAGGTCAGTTTTGACTCCACAAGCTCTTCTAAGTTATCTGGAATAGAAGCTGGTGCACAAGTAAACGATGTTACTTCTGTAAACGGTCAGACTGGTTCTGTAACGCTTACTTCAAGTAATGTTAATGAAGGCACTAATTTATATTACACTGACTCTCGTGTAGCATCAAACAGTGCGGTTGCAGCCAATACCGCCAAGACAGGAATAACTGATGCACAAGCGAGTGCTATTAACGCCAACACATCAAAAGTAGGTATAACAACTCAACAGGCTGATGCTATTGTAGCGAATACTGCTAAGACAGGTATTACTACAGAACAAGCTAACGCTATAACTGCGAACACCGCTAAAGTTGGAATTACTACTCAACAAGCGTCAGACATAACCACAAACAATTCTAAGGTGTCTTTCCCAGAAGCACCTAATGATGGCGATTCTTATGTAAGAAAAAACGAGGGTTGGGAAAGTTTAACGCATCCTACTGATGCAGTTACTTCTGTAAATGGCGAAACAGGTGTAGTAGTTTTAGATTCAGACGATATTACAGAGGGTACATCTAACTTGTACTATACCGATGAAAGAGTATCATCAAACTCTGATGTTACAGCTAACACAGCTAAGGTCGGAATCACAACACAACAAGCAAGTGATA